TTGGCGAGTCAATAGCTCGCGCACGCATTAAATCAGGGGTATGGCGCAAGGTCGATCACTTCAAAGATTACAACAAAGAAAGTGATGATGGCTATGACGAGATGAGCAACGAAGCAAACACTGTAGATAATGCCACGGATAACCCAGACGCCTACTACGAACAGTATTGCTGGATAGATCTGGATCACGATGGCTGCGAAGAGCCCTACATTGTGACTGTGCATAAGGCTAGTTCATCGGTTATGCGTATTGTTGCCAGATTCGATTTTGATGGCCTCTATGTTAAGTATGGCGATTTGCGCCCAATGCCATTGCTTGAGGCTCAGCGCGCCAGGGCTGCTGATATCCTGAAAGATGCCGATGAGTTTGGTGTGACGCCTGAGTTGCCGGACGCCATGGATTTGACCGGGTTCAAGATTGTCCGCATTGAGCCTACGCCAGTGATCAGTAAATACGGTTTCATTCCTAGTTATGATGGCAAGTTTTTGGATATGGGGTTCTTCCACTTCCTTGGATCTGCGACTCTGGCATCGAACAAGGCAACTAATGACCTTCTGAACGCCGGTACATTGGCAAATAATTCGACAGGCATTAGCGCTAAAGGATTCCGCAAGCGCGCAGGCGAATTCAAATTGAAGATGGGCCAAATCCTAGGCACCGAGATACCAGCGGATCAGCTAGCTACCTCTATTTACATGCTGCCATTCAAGGAGCCTAGCCAAACCCTATTTCAGCTCAACGAGGGCATCAAAGCGAGTGCGGCAGGGTTCATATCTAACTCCGATGCTGGCAATCAAATACAGGCCAACACAGCGCCGACCACCGCATTAACAATGGTTCAAGAAGCGTTGCTTCCTCAGTCTGCACATATGAGCATCATCATAGACGCCATGAGTGACGAGTTCCAAATCCTGTTTAAGCTCAATTCTGACTACCTCAATGATGAGGAGTATCGCGCTATCGTTGGCGATGACGAAGCCAGCTATGCCGATGACTTCGCGACTGATGGGCTATCTATTGTGTGCGGTGCCAACCCTGAAATGTCATCCAAATCTCAGCGCATGATGCTAGCAGAGGCCGAAATGGCCCAGCTACCCATGGTCATGCAGGCTGGTGGAAATGGCTATGCGATAGTGAAGAACTACTACAAAGCTATTGGCAGTCAGAATGTTAACGAATACTTCCCAAATCAAGCTGAGATGTCACCGCAAGACAAAGCCAACATGCAGCAAATGACAAAGGCTCAAGAGCAGGCTAACGCATTGCACGAGCAGCAGAACAAGCTGCAAGAGCTTCAGGTCGCGCTACTGGGCCGTGCTGAAGACCGCAAAGACAATGAGCTCCAGGTCAAGGCGCAGGAAACTAAAGCGAATATTGATAAAACGCTCGAGGAGGTTAGCAAGGTCAAAGCGGAAACGGCTCTCACTCTCGAGAAAGCCGAAACTGAACAGGTTAACAACGAGCTGAATACCTATTCTGCCCATAGTGAGCACCTAGCCAGGGTTGAAGAGTTGGACGCTGCTCGCGAAGCTGAGGGAGTGACTGATGCCTGAAAATACAGTTAATCCACGGTTAGCATTAAGTCCGGAAGTTGGCTATGAGGATGAGAACCGAGCCGATCAGATAAGGGGGGTTGTACCTTTTGATTGGCGTGACTGGCTTAATCATTCAGAGCTTAGGGATATGCCAGAAACAGCGGCTATCCCTCTGGCCGTGTCAAGATTCAGCGCTATTGCTGCGGCAGGAGATCTCTATGCCGCACTGATAGCGTTCAAATTATCAGTAATGGAAGTGAGGGTTAGCCATGAGCAAGCGTTTAGCCGAAATTGAGGGTGAGCTGAAGAATTCTAATATCACTAAGGATGCCTATGAACTGTGGAAAGAAAACAGTGTAACCAGGCGTTTCTTTCTGGAGATGGAGCAGAATTTGATTAAAGTTCAGGAAGATACAACCCCAGCTGGTCGAGACTCAATAGAGAAGATTGCCCTATCCTGTGTTAAAAATGCTGAACACTGCGAAACCCTAGAGATGGTTTTAGAGTGGAAGCCTGATGAATTAGAGTCAGATGATTGATCTTAGTAAAGTTTTACAAGCCATTAGCGGAGAGCTAAACATGAGTGAAAAAGCAGTAATCGAGCCATTAGGGTTCTATGTGTTGATTGAGATGGATGCCGTTGACGAGTTGAGCAAGGGCGGTGTTTACGTTGGTGACGTCAAGCGCGAGCAATCAGCGTGCGAAACAGGTTATGTCCGTGCGATAGGTAACACAGCATTCAGAGGCTTTGCAGGCTGCAATCCTTCCGACTATCACCCAGGCCATATCTTTAGTCGAATGGAGCCGCACCAGATTTGGGGCTTTGATATCGGCGATAAGGTGGAGTTTAGAAAGCACGAGGGCAAAGATTCTGGAATTAAAGGCGTTAAAAACATGCGCTACATTCCTGATACACAAATAATCGGGAGAATACCAAGCGAAGCAGAGTTGGCAGCTAGTGCGGCTAGAGCAAACGCCTTAAGGGTCGAAAATGAAAGAATGGAGAGGGTTAAAGAACAAGAAAGGCTAGAAAAAATTCTCCCTCAGCCTGAACGAACAGATAACAAAGATTTTATCAAGCCAGCAAGTGATACGCGCAAGCAAAGCGGTATGCATTCTAATGATTATGATAACGGCGGAAATAATTAACTGAGGATAGATCCTATGACTGACGCAGCAGAGAACGTAAACGATGACTATCTCGAGGATGGCGCAGAGCTTCCCGATGAGCAAGAGGTAGAAGATCAGCAAGAAGCCGAGGTGGAGCCAGAGAAATCAGCCCCCCGAGGATACATGAGTAAAGAGGCTTGGATATCTTCCGGCAAAGATCCTGAGAAATGGGTATCTCCTGAGTTGTTCGAGGAGCGTGGCGAGCGCATCAAGATGAAGGCTCACTATGACAGCCTCTTGAAGAATCAGTCCTTGCTTCACCAAATCCAGCTGAAGAATCAACGCGAGGAGCTGTTAGCTAAGCGCGATGATGCTATTGATATTGCTGACAAAGACGCTGTGAAGCGATACGACAAGCAAATTAAGGAGCTTGACGCCCTTGATGAGTTAGCCAAAGAGCCCCAGCCTGCTGCTGCAAGTGGCAAAGCGCCAGAGATAGCGGAATGGGAAGCTGAAAACCCATGGTGCTACAACCAGGAAGACCCAAAGACCAAGCTGGCGAATAGAGTGTTTAACGAAGCCACGGCGCAAGGCAAGACCACCGCAACGGCGCTGAGGATGGTTGATCGTGAGCTAGCCGCCAAGTTTTCATCCAAGAGCAATACCCCAAGACAATTGGCGGAAGGTGCTCGCGGCAATGGTGGCGCTAAAGAATCAACGGCCTTAACCCTGGAAAGCTTAACGAAAGATGAGCGGCTTGCATGGGATGAGGGGTTCTTCACTGACAAAAAGGTTTTTCTTGAGCTTGTCGCCATTGAGCGCAAAAACGCTAAAAAATAGAGGTCAATATTATGAACGATAAAACTACCAACACTCGTCAACGCTCAGCATCCGATATGCCGCCACACATGGCAGAAGCTAACCCATCCGTGGGCAACCTGAGCCGCGAGCAAGTAGCTCATGGTGAAGCCAGAGCTCCACGTCGATCAATGAATACCGGTGATTTCCTCCTGGCCGTGCCCGATGGGACTATCCCTGAAGGCAAGGTCGGCCATTGGTTTATAGATGATGGCCGTGGCCGCATTGAGCGAGCCAAAGAAGCCTATTGGGATCATGTAACCGATCAGCACGGCAACAACTTCACAGTTCAATCTGGCGCAAGCAAAATGTACCTGATGGCGATAGACAAAATCTATTACGATGAGGACGAAGCCTTGCGAGAAAAGAACTATCGTGCTAGTCTTGGTGAAAGAGATGCCGAATCCTGGGACACTCCGGGCGTTGAGGCATATACCCCTAGTGGGGCTGAAAACAAGATTAAGGTCAATAGCGACCCGTTTGCATAGTAAAGTTTACCAGTTCAGGCGGCCTTGATGCCGGAATTTGAACGGAGAGATTCAACCTATTCTTCATTCATTTTTTGGAGGTCATCATGGCCGGTTTTTGGTTTAGAGGTACAGTGGGCTATGGCCCCGATGGTAAGCTACAACGCTACGAAGTAGATGCCACACATGCAACCCGCTTAGCAATAGGTGACGCTGTTCGCATTAATGGTACTGCTGGCGCCACCACTGGCGTTGCTCAAGTTGATGCCGCTGCTGCTACTCAGGCAGTAACGGGCGTTATTTCAGGCATTGTCCCCGGATTTGCTACAGAAAACTTCACAGATACAGGTCTTGCTGCCTCTACTGCTGGTGCTGTATTAGTCCAAATTGATCCCCGTGCAGAATATGAAGTAGACGTGTCTAACGGCCCACTGCTCGTTGCTGACGTTGGCTTAAACGTAGATTTGGTGGCCACCGCTGCTACCAATACCGCCGGTTACACCCAATCCAATATGACTGTTAACGCGACCGGTAAGGCCACAACTGTGACCCTTCCTTTCCGTGTTATCGCCCTGTTGGTTGGTGCTGATGGCGTTCTGGGTAGTCGCTGCATGGTGCGACTGAATAACACTACTACTGAGCCTGGCGCAACGGGGATTTAATTATGTCTAGTACTATTACTACGGGTTCAATCCCACGCCTCTTACAAGAAGGCGTTAAAAGCGTATTTGGCAACTCCTACGCATCTTACGAAAGCACAGTAACCGGACTTTACAACAAAGATACTTCTCGCAAAGCGTATGAAGTTGATGTGCAAATGGAAGGTTTTGGTTTGGCTAGCGAGAAAACTGAAGGTGACGACATTACTTTCGATTCTCGCCGTCAAGGCTTTGCTCCTAAGTACATTCATGCCGCCTACGCGAAAGGCTTTATCGTTACTCGCGAAGCGCTGGACGATGAGCTTTATGGCCAGCTTAAGAAAGGTGCAAATCAACTTGCACGCTCTATGGCAATCACCAAAGAAAGCCGCGCCGCTGCATTGTTCAATACTGCATTCGCCACCTCATCCTCAATGCTGGGTGCTGATGGCGTATCAATGATTAACACTGCGCACGGCAACGGCCCTTCAGGTGGTACTTTCTCTAACCGTTTGGCTATTGATGCTGACTTCAGTGAAGCTTCTCTTGAGGATATGCTGAAGTTAATCATGCGCGCCAAAGACTCTCGCGGCCTGCCTATTAAGCTGCGCGGCATGAAGCTTGTCGGTCACACTGACTTGACCTTCGACTTCCAGCGCGTGCTAAAGTCTGAGCTGCAAAACGATACCAACAACAACGCTATTAACGCGGTTCGCTCGTTGGGTCTTTTGTCCGGCGGTTTTGTAACTACTCCTTTCTTGGATGCGAATCCCAAAGCGTGGTTCATCATCACTGATGCGATGGATGGTTTGAAATACTACCAGCGCACCCCGCTTGAGTTTGACCAAGATATGTCCTTTACATCTAAGAACGTGCGGTACTCAGCCTATGAGCGTTACAGCTTTGGCTACAGTGATCCTCGCGCAATCTTCGGCACTTCTGGTGTTTAAGTGATTGAGGGGCAGAGATGCCCCTTTTTTAGTATTGAATGGGCGGGGTGAATCATGAGTTATCCAGATTTATTAGCGGTTGCGGTAGAGAACCGAATTTGTAGCGGTCAGTTGGCCATGACTACGCGCACGCGTGTCGTTATCCGTGCCCCAATTATTATTGGTACTGGTTCTGTAGATGGGATCGTATTATCAGACATGGGCTACTGGCGTGATATTTCCGCTATAGCTAATGCCTCGAATGCTTTCACAATTGTTAGCGCAGCAATAGAAAACAACGGTGTTTCTTCAGCTCCTGTTTATAGTGGAGCGTCGCGTACGTGGACTATTAACCCTGGCGACCACGACATTAAGAAAGATGTTTTCTTGCCGTCTGCGCTTGGGTTGAGTTCTTTTGCGGTTGGCGCTGGATTGTGGTTGCGGATGGAAATATCTGTACCTTCAACAAGTATGCAGCTACTCATTAGCAACCGGTTGACCTCTCAGGTTGCTGGTACGCAATGTGGTTTGTTTGATCCTGGCGCAACAACCCTAGTGAACGGTGTTGATGGTGTGGGTGCATTTACTGTTTCCGGTACGGCGCTTTCGAATCAGTCATTTTTCTACATGCCAATGGTGCTTGGCTACTTCTCAGCACTGACAACCCCTAAAGTGTTGTTCTTCTCTGGTGACAGCATTGGTGCTGGCTCTGGTGATGGCGCATTTACGGCGGGTGGCGGTGGATTTATGCAGCGCGCTGTTTATAACGGCGGCACAAACCCATTAGCAAGTATAAATACATGTAAGGCTTCTGCCTCTGGCGCTGGCGCTAACAACGCCACTAATGACGTGGTTTTCAAATGGGCAGACTACGCAACTATTGGTGTTGATGAAAACGGTACAAACGATTTCACCTCCACAGGTACAGCGGTTACTCCTGCGCAAATGACCACTATTACTCAAACAGCCTCGACCAAGATGGCTGGGTATGGAATCCTTAAAAAAATCCGTACAAAGCTCGGAATGATTACCTCGTCTACCGATACTTGGGCCACTGATGTAAATCAGACGGTTACCGGGTCATGGGGCTCTGGCGGGAATATCAAAACATTCAACGATTCGCTTAGCGCGTTGGTGCCTACCTATTACGATTCAGTCGTTAATATGGATGCATGGCGCAGCGCTACCGATCAATACAAGTGGGCCAGCGTTGGCAGCGGGCAAATATTGTCTACTGTAGACGGCATACACCCATTAACCGCAACTCATGCGCTTCTGGGTACTGAACTTAGAACCGCTATTGATGCAATCACCTTTTCAGCAGCAGTTGTTGTCACATCGGGAGCAAAACCAATGAGCGTAACCTGGAACCCAACTGGCGAAGATAGCGCACAGTTAGACAAGAATCGTACATTTTTAATTAGCGGTAATTTAACTTTGGTTGCTGCTGATAGCGGCAAAGCCTATGTAGTTAAGGGTGGGACTTCAATTTTCACCTTGCCAGCTACTGCGCCTGGTTTGGTTTATACCTTCCAATGGCAGGGCAACAATGGCGGAGGACAGATTCAAGTTTCTCCCGTTGCTGCTGATGGCATTGGTGCTGCTGGATCTGCCGTGGTTAACAAAGATTTGATTCTGGCCTCTGCCACTATCAAGAAAGGTGATTTTGTTACTATCGCCTCTGGTGTTGGTTCAACCGGCGTAACAGCCTGGCATGTTACCGTTCAGCGCGGCATCGTTACCAAAGAAGCCTAATACTAACCTTGAGGGCTTTGTATGTACTTTCAAAAGATCTATACCGATGCAAACTTTACGGCAGGGCAAGGCACCACGCCAATCCCGCTTGACTGGCGCAATGGTAACGGTGCCCTGGATATCAGGGTAACCGGAACCGTTAACTACGACCTGCAACAGACT